GGGCTCTCGCCGACGATCTTCGCGCCGACCGGGCCCGGCATTCCCTCGAATGCGCTCATCCAAAGCGTCGACAGCGGCACGCAATTCACGATGACGCTGCCTGCGACGGAGACGACCCCCGGCGCGTCGCTCACACTTGGCCAATGGGCCTATGCGCTGCCGTCCGATTATCAGCGGGTGATAACCGACACCGAATGGGACCGCTCGCGCCGCTGGCCGCTCGTCGGCCCGCGCAGCCCGCAGCAATGGCAGCTCTATAAGTCGGGGCTCATCGGCACCGCGACCTTTCAGCGCCGCTGGCGCATCAAGCAGCTCACGGTCTCGGGCACCGCCGCCAAGTATTTCTGCCTCGATCCCATCCCGACCGACAACGGCGCGCAGATGGTGTTCGAATATGTGTCGAACGCCTGGTGCCAGAGCGTCTCGGGCACGCCGCAGACGAGCTGGCAGGCCGACACCGATACCGGGATCCTCGACGAATACCTCCTCTTGCTCTCGGCGCGCTGGCGGTTCCTCAACCGCCTCGGGCTCGCTTACGCCGAGGAGCTCGATGAATATCTCCGCGAGACCGCGAAGGCCTTCGGCGACGATGGCGGCATGCCGATCCTCGACCTCGCCGGCGGGGACAACAACGGGATTCTGATCGGTCCTTGGAATATCCCTGACCAGGGATTTGGCGGCGTCATCGGATAAGTCATGGCCCGCATCATGACGCGCCAGCAGCGGCTCGCCCTGGGCCGCGCGCGGCGTGCGCTGCCGCAGCCGGTGCCGATCGCGATCACCGGCTGGAACACACGCGACGCGCTGACCGCGATGGCGCCGACCGATGCCGTGACGCTCGACAACTGGTATCCCGACGCCAACGGCCTGACGATGCGCCAGGGATATACCCCCTATGCTACGGGCGTCGGCACCGGGACGGTCGCGACGCTCGCCGAGTTCAATGCCGGCTCGACGAGGAAGCTCATCGCCGCGGGCTCGGGCAAGTTCTACGACGCCAGCAACGCCGGCGCGGTCGGGGCAGCGCTGGGTTCGGGCTTTTCGAGCGACTGGTGGCAATCGGCGCTCTTCAATTCGCACCTTTTCTTCTGCAATGGCGCCGATGCGCCGCAGATCTTCGACGGCACGACGCTTTCGGCGGCAAGCTTCACCGGCCCGTCGAACGTCGCCAATCTCTTCGCCGTCACGGGCTTCATGAACCGGCTCTTCTTCCTCGAGCGGAACAAGGCCGGTTTCTGGTACGGGCCGCTCCTGGGTATCTCGGGAGCGCTCACCTTCTTCGATCTCTCGATGCTGTCGGAGCTGGGCGGGAACGCGATCGCGTTTACCTCCTTCAGCTACGACGGCGGCTCCGGCGTCTTCGACTTCTTCGCGGTCGCCATGAGCTCGGGCGAGGTCTTCGTCTATAGCGGCACCGATCCGTCGCTCTCTCAGAACTGGCAGCTTGTCGGCCGATATCGCCTCTCGCCCCCGGTCAACCCCCGGGCCGTCTGCCGCTATGGCGGCGAGGCCTATATGACCACCTTCGACGACAATCTCGGCATGCAGCAGGGGCTGGTCGCGCTCCGCGCCGGGATGCTGCCGCCGCGCTCCAAGGTCTCGGGCGCCGTCAAGGCGGCGGTCGCCGCCAACCGCAACGCCAATGGCTGGCAGGCGCTCTACTACACGCAAGGCCGACGCATCATCTTCAACGTGCCGAACACCGACGGCACCTTCGACCAGCACGTCTACAATGTGACGAACGACGCTTGGTGCCGCTTCAAGGGCATGCCGGCCGCGACCTTCGGCCTCTTCAACGACAATCTCTATTTCGGCGGCAGCGCCGGCGGCATCGTCTACCAGGCTGATACCGGCAATCTCGACAACGGCACGCAAGCGATCAACGCCACGGGCCAGCAGGCCTGGAACCTCTTCGGCTCGGGCGACCGCAAGGCGGCCACCGTCATCCGACCCATCGTCCAGACGCAAGGCGCCATCCCCTACACCTTCGGCGTCGGCTTCGATTACGGCGATATCAACGTGCCCTTGATGCCGACGACGGCGCCTTCGGGCTCGCCCTGGGACACGTCGCCTTGGGACACGTCGCCCTGGTCGCCCGAGTCGGGGATCGATCCGCATTGGCATGTCGCGGGCGGCACGGGCGAGGCCCTTTCCTGGCAATTGAAGGTGAGCGCCACGATCCCCGTCGCATGGCTCCGGACCGACGTCTATTTGAGCCGGGGCGCCGGGCTCTGAGATGCTCGTCCTGGGGTGGGATGCCGAAGTCGCCCGCTGGGTCGGGCGCCTCGTCGGCGTCGAGGATTTCGGGCTTTCGACCGCGATCGGCGTCGTGCGCAACGGCCGCATGGCTGCGGGCGCCGTCTTCAACAATTTCCGGCCGCCGCAGATCGAGATCACCTTCGCGAGCGTCGATCCGCGCTGGGCGACGCGCGAGGCGATCCGCGGAATTCTCAGATACCCCTTCGTCCAGCTCGGCTGCAAGCGGCTCACCGCCGTCACTGCCGAGGAGAACGAGAAGGCGATCCAGTTCATGCAGCGCCTCGGCTTTCACGTCGAAGGACGCCACCCCGACGCCTTCGTGAGCGGCGCGGCGGTGAGCCTCGGGATGCTTCGGCGCGACGCCGAGCGGTGGTTGGAGTAAAGCGATGCGCGCAGCGGCACAGCAGCCTCAAAGTCCCCTCGCCGGCTCGTTCCATTCGGCTTTCACGCCGACGAGCGCGACCTTCGCGCCGGGCGCTCCCTTCACGCCGGGACACGCGACCACCTTCGGCAGCGAGCAACAGCCGCCCGCAGCAACGCCAAGCTCCGGCCTCGACTATCTCCGCGGCCTCTTGCAATTGAAGCAGGATCCACTCCGGGAATACCTCGCCGGCTCGCTGCGCGGCACACCTGCGGGCATGGGGTGACGTAACATGGGCAAGAGCGCACCTTCGCCGCCGCCAGCGCCCGACCCGACGACCGTCGCCAATGCGCAGACGGCGTCGAACATCGACACGGCGATCGCGCAAGGCTTCATGAACCATCAGAACGAGACGACCCCCTATGGGTCTCTCACGTTCTCGCAGGGGCCGAGCTATTCCGTCGACGGCCACGATGTTCCGACCTGGACATCCGCCATCACCCTCAATCCCGACCAGCAGGCGGCGCTCGACAGCCAGCAGCAGCTCACGAAATCGCTCTATAACCTCGGCAACCAGGAATCGAGCCGCGTCTCCTCGGCGCTCGCCCAGCCGTTCCAGGCGCCGACGACGCCGATCCCGACCGACCCTGCCGCCTTCGACAAGGGCGTCGAGAACCAGGTGTTCAGCTCGGAGATGGCGAACATCTCGCCCATTCAGCAGCAGCAGAGGCAGGCCGAGGAGGACAAACTCGTCCAGCAAGGCATCGACCCCAGGGATGCCGCCTATCAGACCGATATCGGCAATCTGGAGCGCAACCAGGCGATCCAGGACCAGGGCGTCTTGACCGACGCGCTCACGACGGGCGCCAATGTCGCAAACCAGAATTTCGGCCAGGACATCACGGCCAACCAGAACCAGCTCCAGGAGAACTCCTTCCTCTATAACCAGCCGCTCAACGAGGCGATCGCGCTCATGAGCGGGACGCAGCTCCAGAACCCGAGCTTCACGCCGGCGCCGCAGGAGGGTGTGGCGCCGACGGATGTCACGGGGGCCTTCGGGCTCCAGGAGCAGGCGCTGCAGAATGCCTATCAGGGTCAGCTCGGCGCGGCGAACAGCGCAAACTCCGCCTTCGCCGGCCTGCTCGGGTCCGGCATCACGGCCGGCGCGCTCTTCTTTTGATGCTTGGCGACGGCGAGCGCGCGGCGCTCCAATTCTCCGGCGGCAAGGATTCGACCGCGCTGATCTACTTGGCGCGGCCCTGTCTCGACCGCATCACGGTCTATTTCGGCGATACCGGCGCGGTCTTCCCGCATGTCCGCCAGCACGTCGAGGAGACCTGCCGACGGCTCGGCGCGCGGCTCAAGATCGTGACGCCCGAGCAATCGATCGACGACTATCACGCGGCGGCCGGACTACCCTCGGACATCGTGCCGATCGAGGCGATGGCCGAGATGCAGCCGCTCCTGGCCGAGCGGCGCCCGCAGCTCATCCAGAGCTATCTGCGCTGCTGCGCCGCGATGCTCTGGGCGCCGATGGAGAAGGCCATGCGCCGCGACGGTCACAAAATCGTGCTGCGCGGCTCGAAACGCTGCGATCGCCGCGTCGGCGTCGGACCGGTGCATAGCGAGCACGGCGTCGAATATCGCTCGCCCCTCTGGGAATGGAGCGACGAGCGCGTCATGGCCTATCTCGCCGCCGAGGATGCACGGCTGCCCGCGCATTATTCGGCGGTGCCGGATTCGCTCGACTGCTGGCTTTGTACCGCGCATCTGGCCCATCACGGCGAAGCAAAGCTCCGCTGGATGCGCGAGCATCATCCCGAGCTCTGGCGCGGAACGCGCGCGAGGCTGCGACGTCTCGAAGCGGCGCTCGCGACGGAGAGGGCCTGCGTCTCGGCGGCCTTCGGCGTGGCCCAGGAGGGTTGAATGGACACGACCTTGCCACCCTTCATGCCGCCCTACCAAGCGGCTCCCGTTGTCTCGCCAGCGCGTAGCGCGCTCGTCCAAGCGATCATCGGGCGGACGCCGCCGCCGGCACCCCCGGCCAACTACAGCAGCGCCTTCCAATTGAGCCCGACGACGCTGATGGCGCTGAAGGAAATGGCGGCAAAGCCGGGACCGGCCGATGCGCCGCAGACCAACGGCCAGGTGGCGCAGGGAATGGTCGCGGCGGGCGCGACGCCGCAGCAGGCAAAGCAGGTCGCCGACGCCTATGGCGGCGATTACGCCGCGGGCTACACGCAACCTCCGCCCATGGGCATGGGTGCGCAGCTCCTGGGCTTCCTCGGGCTTGGCCCGTCCAGCAGCACGCCGGGCAACTGACATGGACATCACCGATTATTTCTCAGGGTCGGGCGATCCGAACGCCACGGGCTATGGCACGCCGCTCCTCCTGCCGCAGGTCTCGGCCGCCTACCGCGCCGACCCGCGTCGCGCGCTCATCGAATCGATGATGGCGACCGGCCAGCAGTCGCTCAATTCGCCGACCTATAGCCCGGGCGCGGCTCTCGCCAAGGCGCTGACGATCGGGCTCGGCGGGATCGCCAATGCGAAGCTCAATGCTGACTACCAGGACCAGAACAAGGCCGCGCAGCAAAGCCTCGCCGACGCGCTCTCGGCGCCCGACCAGGCCTCCTATCTGAAGGCGCTCACCAGCTCACCCGCCCTCCTCCCGCAGGCCACGCAGTTGAAGCAGACGCAGCTCGTCATGCAGCAGAAATTCCGCATGGAGCAGGATGCCGAGGCGGCAAAGCAGGGCCTGGTCAACGTGTGGGACCCGACCGGCACGACAATTCTAGCGCAGCACAAGCTCGAGGGGGCCGACACCGCGCGCGGTGCCATCAAGCAAGCTGAAAAGGCCGGCGAGGTCAGGGGTCAGAACCAGGCCGACGCCGACACGAAGCCGCAAGTGATCACCGCCGAGACACCGGCGCTCGCCGCGCAGCACGCCGCCATCGCCACGGCCGAAAACCCCGCCCTCATCGATCGTGCCGTCAAAACCGAACAGGTCACCGCGCCCATCAAGGTCGATACCGCAAATAAGATCGAGCAGGGAAAGGTCGCACCGCAGAGCCAGATAAACGCTAACAAGGCCGCTGCCGACGCAAAGTACAAAACAACGACGGTCGGCCCGGGCGGCAAGGTCGTTCTTGAGCATCCAGAGCTTGCGAACGCGCCCAACGCGCCCAACGCGCCACCCTCAGCAGCGCCTTCCGCCGCCGCACCGGGCGGCCTACAGCCGCCCACGCCAGCGGTGTCCGGGGCCGCGCCGTCGCCTGCAGTCCCCGCGACCGCCCCGACCGCGGCCGCCCCCGGCAACGCGCCCGGCGTTATCGCGCAATCCGATTTCCCGCCCGCCGACGTGCTTGGCCCGCGGCAGAAGCGCTACGAGACCGTGATGCAGCAGGCCAATGATGCCGTCGATGAGGCGCACAAGGCCGCGCTCTTGAAGCAGCAGCTCCACGAGCTCGGCATGAACGGACCGGCGGTACCCTTCCTCGCGCACCTCTCGCGCTACGCATCGAACCTTGGCGTTCCCGACGAGACGATCGCCAAATACGGGCTTCCCAATGGCGCGACCGAAGAGCAGGCGCAGAAGCTCTCGACCGATCTCTTGGGCGAGGTGCTGAAGGTCCAATTCCCGCAGCGCATCACGAACAACGACATTAAGCTCTTCCAGAACACCGTGCCGGGTCCCGGCATGATGGCGAAGTCGAACGACTTCCTCTTCGACAACATCATCGGTCCGCGCGTGCAGCGCGACATCGAACGCGCGGGCGCCGTCGTCGACTTGCCGAAGACCGATCCGGGGCTCAATGGCTTGGAGCGCGCGCTCTATGACTTCAACACGAAGCATCCGCTGACGAGTTACACGCCGGCACTCCAGCCGAAGGCCGCGCCCGCTACGCCTCAGCCGGCTTCTCCCGACGAAAAGCCGGTTGTGAATGCTGCGCCGTCGCGCGCCGATCTCGAGGCCGAGATGCGCAAACGCGGGCTGCTGAAGTAATGGCCGACCTCTCGCAGCTCTCGGATGCAGACCTGGCGGCCGCCTATCACGCCGCGCTCGCGCAGCCCGAGACATCGGCACAGATTCTCCAGCGGCCCTCACCGCCGATTGCGGGTCCCGGCCGGACGACAATACCGGTTGCGCCCGGCATTGAGGAGATGTCCGACGAGGATCTCCAAAAGCTCTATGCGGCGATACCGCCCGACCAGGTCCGCGGCCTCGCGGCCGACGCCAAGAAGGAAATGACGGGCGCTGCGCGCGAGGCGGCACTCCCGGCGAGCTACGCGGCGAAGGGAGTGCTCGATACGCTGGGCGTTCCCGGGTCGATAGCCAAAACCGCGATAAATCAATACAGCAAGTACATTGGCACGCCCTTCGCTCAGACTTTTCTCGGCGACGACGCCAGGCCGATATCTGGCGACAATCCTTGGACGTCCGAAGGCTTTCTCAACTGGGGACGCAGTGCTGGCCTCATTGATCGCCCCGACCTCGTCCCGCACGGCGCACGCGAAGAGCTAGAGGCCGCTGCGGCGCAAGGCGCGGGCGCGTCGCTGCCCTATGCAATGCTGCCCGGCGCGACGCTCGCGCGCACGCTCGCCGGCGGTGCGGGCGGGGGCGCTGGCGCTGAGTTCGGCAAGGACCTGGCACCCGATCACCCCTATATCGCGCCGCTGGCAGGCGCGCTCCTCGGCATGGGCGCTGGCAACGCGGGTTTCACGCTTGCCGGCAAAGCCGCCAATCTGGCGCGCGGCGAAATGAGCCCCGTCGCCGAGTCCTATTATCGCATGCAGGTCGATCCGCGGCTTGCTGGCGACGTGAGCGAGAATGCGTTTCTGCGAGGCGCGCAAGCTTATGCGATGAAATCGCCTGGCGGGGCGGGCGTTATGGAGCGCGCGGCCGAACCCATAGTCGGCCAGTTCGGCGATGCGGTCGAGCGCACGGCTCAAAAGCTCGGCGCCTCGACCACGGCCCAGCAGGCAGGCCAAGCACTCCAGGACGAGGCTCGAACCTGGTTCAACACGACGCGCCCGCAGATCGAGGCGCAAGCCTGGGACCCCGTGAACAAGGCCGTCCCCTTCTATACGCCGACGCCGCTCACGAACTACGAGAAGGCGCTCACGGATATCGTGAACCGCGCCGGGCGCTTGCAGGAGACGACCGGGACGCTACTACCGCCCAAGGCGCAGCAGCTTCTTTCGAGTTTGCAGAACGATCTGGGCGGCATGCCGGCGACCTGGGAGGAGGCGCAGCGCGTGCGCTCCCTCATCGGCGAGGCGCGCGGCGTGCCCGAGATCAGCCAATCGATCGGCACGCAAAACTTGAACCGGATCTATGCCGGCCTAAGCGATGATATGCGCGCGGCGGCACGCTCGCAGGGCGCGGAGAAGGCCTTCGAGGACGCGAACGGCGTCTCGACGCGCTTGCACGCTTTCACCGATAACGTTCTGTCCAAAGTCATCTCGTCGCCGCGTAACCCGCTCCAGGAAGGCATCGCGCCCGAGGCTGCGGCGCGCAACGTGCTGAGCGGCGGCGACAGCATCGCCACGGCAATCCGGCAGAACTTGCCGCGCGGGGCCGATGAGCTCGGCTCCTACGTGTTGCGCCGATCGGCGCTCGCCAACCCCGGCGCGCAGGACGCCTCGGGCGCGCTCGTCTCGCCGGGGACCTTTGTCACCAACATCAACAAGCTCAGGAAGGACGCGCCCGACGGCGCCAAGGCGCTCCTCGGCGGCGTCGATGATGATCTTCACGACCTGCTCAATATCGGCGAGTCCATGAAGAAGACGGGCTCTTTCGTCAACACGTCGAATACGGCGACGCATCAATCATTGGGGCATGTCGCCGCTGGCGTGCTTGGCGGGGCCGAGGCGGGCCGCGAGATCGCCGGTATTCCTGGCGCCATCGTTGGCGCGACGGTCGGCGGCGGTCTCCCTCTCGCTGGCGGCAATCTGCTGGCGCGTGGCGTCAGCAATCCCGGCTTTACTCGATATATCTCGACGCCGGTTCTGCCAGTCGATGCCCGGCAGCGCTTGATCCAAGCGCTCGCGCCCGAGCGGACGATCTTGGAGAACGGACCCACCGAGAGAAGGCCGCTGCCCGCTCCGCAATGAGATAGAGCCAGTAGGTTGCGGCGTAGACGATCGCTACCGCGATCAGCCAAGTCGATGAGTCGGCGTCGGCGTGCTCTTTGAGAAACACGTAGATGCCCATGAACGAGAGGAGTTGCGCGAATTTGAGTGCGCGGCGATAAAGCCGCGGCAATGGTTGTACTGGAACCGGAAGTGGCGGGGGAACGCCATACCACCGTCTGATTGAAGGTTCGAGTTTTGCCGCAGCCGCCTTCATGATCGGCCATGCGACAGCGACAAAAAGTGCCAAGATCGTCATGCCATATACGAAATCGACGAGCTGCGGGCCTGTCGCGACTTTCACCTTCTACTCCGCGACTCGCTGGAAGCCCTGCCGCCTGAAATCGTCGATGCAGCGGGACTCCCTATCGGCGACGGACGCGGGCTGCCCGAAGCCTTCCAGCATATAAGGCCCGCATGTCGCGGTTTCGCCCGTCGCGGGATTGCGAAGCT